GTTCCGCCTGACCCCGCTGCGTGTCGTGCCGACCGGCGGCACCTCGACCAGCGCAGTGACGCTGACCACCAACGGCACCGCGACCGCGACCAACAACGTGTCCCTCGGGAAGAACCACGTCAAGGCCGTCGTGGACATCATGAAGGAGCGCAACATCCCGCCGTACATGCAGGATGATTACATCAGCCTCGCGCACCCGACCACGTTCCGCCAGTTGAAGAACGACCTGGAAGCTGTCCACCAGTACGTGGACGCCGGTTTCCAGATGATCCTCAACGGCGAGATCGGCCGCTACGAGAGCGTTCGTTTCGTCGAGCAGACCAACATCGCCAAGCGCGGTTTCACGAACGGCCAGTCCAACTGGGCGTACTTCTTCGGTAACGACACTGTCGCCGAGGGCATCGTGATCCCGGAGGAGATGCGCGGGATGATCCCTGGCGACTACGGTCGTCAGCGCGGCGTGGCGTGGTACTACCTGGGTAAATAACACTGCCCCGTCTTGGCGAAAGCCAGGACTGATAACTTCGTGAACTCAGGGGAACTCCCACTCGCGCAAGCGAAGGACAATCCTGATCTAAGCCCCGGCGACGGGGAAAGAGCAACGACCATCCCCGAGGGGGGAGTAGGGCCAAGCGGCCCGAAGTGCGAAGCGCCTTTACTGGCGATGATATGGTCTGATCTTGCAGGTAACTGCAAGCTGCCGCAAGGCGGCGCTGGGAGTAGCGACCCGGCGTGAACATCAATGGGTTTCGGTATCGTGCAGACCGCAGCAAACAACGCGCGCATCGTGTTGTGGGATTCGGCAGCGTAAGCAGCCAGGTCCCGACCTGAAAGCCTGCCCCTCACCGGGCAGGCTTTTTTATTCCAGCTTCTTCCCGGATTTCTCCTCAAGGAGACCCGCATGACCATCGAGAACAGCACCCTCAACGACAGCGCCGCGCTGCCGAACTCGAACGCCTCCCTGACCGGCGGCTCGGGCGACGGCAACAGCCTGTCCCTGGCCGACCTGGCCAAGGGTTACAGCAGCCTGCCGGCGCCGGAGAGAATCCCGCACTGGCTGCCGCAGAACGCCGACGACGGCGAAAACTATGTCGGTGATCCTTTCGGCGAGCGTGGCGGGGCCGCAGGACGCCCACACGGCAACGAACGCTGATACACCCCGCAGCATCCACCCCCAAGGAGAACAGCATGTCCGAATCCAACTACAAACCCGCCGGCACCGGCGTCGTGCAAGGCGATACCAAGGCCATGCCGGATCGCGGCACCAGCACCGGCCTGACCGGCTATGACACCCACGGCGAGGGCATGGGCCTGGGCCAGGACGACACCAACAGCCTCGGCTCGATCAGCGGCGCCACCGGCAGCGATCCGATGGACGAGTGCTGCGCGGTCGACCCGATCCGTGGCGACCACGACGGAGACGACTGATGGCCGGCACTCTTGACCGCAGCCGCCCGTTCGGCACCGTCACCGGCGACGCCGAGGGCCGCGCCTACGAGCAGGACCACCACTTCTACCGCGCCGACGGCAGCGTCTGGAGCGCCCCGACCGACCTGCAACCGGGCGAAGTTGAGTTCCCGGCCAAGCCGACCCCGAAGAAGAAGGCAGCTGCTGCCGCTTCCGAGCCGGCCCCGGCCGCCGTCGACGCCCAGCTCGATGCGCAGATGGGTGCCGCTTGACCTGGCGCAGCGAGGCCCCGGAAGGGAACGAATCCGCCAAGTGCAAGTACGAGGTCGTGCAGTTTACGCGCGGCCTCGGACTTGACGTCGGCTGCGGCCCGCACAAGTTCTTCCCGCACGCTATCGGCGTGGACAGCAAGAAGGACACCGAGCTGTTCGGCATCCAGATGGAGCCGGACAACGTGGTCGAGGATGCAAGCAAGCTGCCGCAGGTCCCCGACGGCAAGCTCGACTTCGTGTTCTCCTCGCACCTGCTGGATCACATCGAGGACTACCGCGCCGCGCTGGCCGAGTGGTGGCGCACCATCAAGGTCGGCGGCCACCTGGTGCTGTACCTGCCGCACCGCGACCTGTACCCGCGCATCGGCCAGCCAGGCTCGAACATCGACCACAAGCACGACTTCGAGAACGACGACATCACCGGCGCCATGACGGCGCTGGGCACCGGCTACGACCTGATGATGAACGAGGTGCGCGGCGAACGCGACGAATACTCGTTTTTGACCGTGTTCAGGAAGCGCGCCGACGGCCAGATCACCCATCCGTGCTACGAACCGCGCCCGGAGAAAACGGTGTGCGTAAGCAGGTTCGGCGGGTTCGGCGATATGCTCATGATGGCGAACATCCTGCCCGAGCTGAAACGGCAGGGCTACCACGTCACCGTCAACACCACGCCCAAGGGCATGGCCATCGTCGAGCACGACCCGCACATCGACGCCTTCCTGATCCAGGACGAGAACCAGGTCCCGAACCACGAGCTGCCGCTGTTCTGGGACGCGATCTCTCGCCGCTACGACAGGTTCATCCAGCTGTCCGAATCCATCGAGGGCACGCTGCTGGCGATCCCCGGCCGCGCCAACCACATGTGGCCGCACGCGGTGCGCCACATGGAGCTGAACCGCAACTATCTGGAGTGGACCTCCGAGCTGGCCGAGCTGCCATACCGCTCCGAAGCCAAGTTCTACCCGACTGATCATGAAATCGCGGTGCAGGCCGGCTACCTGGGCTCGATCCGCGCCAACCTCGCGCCGAAAGACCTCATGATCGGCCAGAGCACCCCGGACGTGTTCTACGTCATGTGGGCACTGGCCGGCTCGTCCATGCACAAGTTCTATCCGTCGATGGACGCGGTGATCGCGCGCGTGCTGCTGGAAATGCCGGATGCGGTGGTGATCCTGGCCGGCGACGAGCCCTGCCAGATCCTGGAGACCGGCTGGGAGCTGGAGCCGCGCGTCTACCGCCTGTCGGGCAAGCAGACGATCCGCGAGACCCTCACGCTGGCCACGATGGTCGACTGCGTGGTCGGACCCGAGACCGGCGTGCTGAACGCCGTCGCGTTCGAGGACAACGCCAAGGTGGTCATGCTGTCCCACTCGTCCATCGAGAACCTGACCAAGCACTGGACAAACACGGCCAGCCTCACCGCGCCGTTCGACGCGAACAACAAGGTCTGCAACAGTCAAGCGTGTCACCGCCTGCACTTCGGCAGCGCCTTCTGCGTCGAGGACAAGGACACCGGCGCCGCCGCCTGCCAGGTGGCGATCTCGCCGGCCAGCGTGTTCGATGCCATCGCCAGTGCATATCGCGCCTGGAAGGACACCCCATGACCGTGATCGCCTACGACGGCAAGACCCTGGCCGCCGACAAGCTGGCCACCAACGGCGGCATGTGCCTGACCACCACCAAGATTCGCCGCGTCCCGCTCGGCATGATCGGCGCCTCCGGCGACGTCCATGTCACCCGCGCGCTGGCGGTATGGGCGGAACAGGGCTTCAAGGTGAAGGATTTTCCCAGCGAGGCCAAGGACAACACCTCGCAGCTGATCCTGATCGGGCACGACGGCAAAAAGCTGCTGTACTGCGGCAGCGCCCACCCGGCCGAGCTGGAGGACACCTTCCTCGCCATCGGCAGCGGGCGCGACTATGCGATGGCGGCCATGCACCTCGGCCACGACGCCAAAACCGCCGTGCAGGTCGCCTGCGACCTCGATGCCTACTGCGGCGCCGGCATCACCACGCTGCAACTGCCGTAACCACCGGAGCGACCCATGCAACTGCTCGACCTCATCAACATTTTCAGGCGCGAAGTCGACGACGCCGTCGCGCCCTACCTGTGGTCGGACCAGGAACTGATCGAGTTCGCCAACGACGCCCAGAACGAAGCCTGCCGGCGCGCGCGCCTGCTGCTGGACTCCAGCACGCCCGAGCTGTGCCAGATCGCCGTGCCACTGGCGAACGGCCCCCTGGTGCCGCTCGACGAGCGCGTGCTGTTCGTGCGCCGCGTAGCCGTCATCGCGCGCCGCGCGCTGTCGCGCATGTCGATGCAGGACATGGAGAGCATGGACCCGTACTGGCAGGACATGGGGCCGCGCGCGCCAGTCCACTTCATCCCCGACTACGAGACCGGCAAGCTGCTGCTGTGGCCGACCCCGCACACCGACGTGAGCCTGCGCCTGACCGTGGTGCGCCTGCCGCTGATCGAGATGAACGACGGCCAGGACAGCCCCGAGATTTCGCCGCGCCTGCACCGCTCGCTGCGCTACTGGATGATGTTCCGCGCCTACTCCAAGCAGGACAGCCAGGCCAACGACCCGAAGAAGGCGGCCGATTCGCTGGCCCTGTTCGAGCAGGAGTTCGGCAAGAAGAGTTCGGCCCTCGACGAA